CGTACCACCAGCATATCGCATCGCATCAGATGTATTGTTATATAAAAAAGGTATTCTTGGTTCTGGTCCTACTTTACCACCCGCTACCCACTCATCATAATTTTTTTTAAGTTCGTTGTTTTTTAAAATTAAATCATCAAAGAATTGTTGACTTCTAACAACACTAGATAAATTAGCTGTGCCATCTACGATAGTAGACATTGGGTTTTGTGCTTTACCTAATAATTTTTTTATGGCTGCTTGAGACACACCACTTAACTCAGAAACATTAGTATTATAAAGTCTGTTATATTTTGGATCTAAGATAGATTTGTTATCTAATGTTGAAGCAAGAGAATCTTTCATAAAAGCAGGAACTGCACCTGCAAATCTTACTTGACCTGGTGCTGTGGTTTTACCAATTGTGACTCCTCCAGGTAAATACGCACCTTTCCATACTTCATCTACCATATCTTTGGCTATATTTTCCGGAAGAGTTAAACCTTTTTGTGCAGCAATATCTTGAAACTCTTTTATTGCTTCTTTAATTAATGTTGCTGAAGGTCTATTGTTATTAGCAAGTTGTATTGGATTACGTCCTGTCGCTTTTACATACTCATAACCTCTATCTAATACATCGTTGATGTATTGAGGAATCATATTCTCAAAAGATTTTAAAGACTCAGGTGTAAGTCTTCTACCCATTATAGTAAACAACTCACTCCACGTATCTCTAATACCATCAAACTGATCAAAAAGTTTTGTAATATCTTCATCAGTTGCTTTGTATTTATTTTTTAAAAGTTTTTTTAAAGCTTCTTTTTTAGCTAGAGGTATGGATTCTATCTGTACATCGTATAATTGTTTGCCTGTTTTAAATTCTTTTCCTTGTGCATCTAATGAAATCTCATCCACCATTTGAAATTTAGGTTTTAGTTTACCATTCTTTGCTGTGCCAGACATCAACACATCATTTAATTCTTTACCAATAGTTCTTTTAGCTTCTAAAAAAGGCACCTTATCTACCGCAACTTTTCTATAACTTCTAGTTAAGTCATCAGTAATTTTATCAATCTCTCTCATAGCCACATCACCAACGTTAGTGTCTTTAGCTATTCTGCCTCTCATTATGTTTTTTACATCAAAACCTTCTTGAGTTAATAGTCCGTTTGCTCTAAACCAACTATCTAGTTTATCTACACTCTTATCAAATCCACGCTTCACTTTATTCGATCCACGCACCTCTCTCATCTTACCAACTAATTTACCAGCTGCACCAAACGCACCGGTAAACGCGGCACCCTCTATACCAAACTTTAATCTGTTTATTAATTCATTTGCAGCGCTATCACTGTCTCTATTTATTTCTGTGGGTCCACCTAAAAAATCACCAAAAGTTCCAGCATCTTGCACATCACCAACCGCGATACCTTCTGCAAGTCCTGCACCTAATGATCCTTGTGTAAATCTTCTAGCTTTTTCACCAGTGCCTACGTATCGACCAGCTTGTTTTGCAAGAATAGTCGCTTTACCTAAACCACTTGCAGCTTTAAATGCAAGACCACCAGGCACACCAATATTAACTATAAGTTCTGTAATTTTACCAATACCTGTTGAAGCGGCTGCATCATCAAATGGATTAATTTTATCGAAGTATGCTTCGACTGCCTCAACTCTATCTTTGTCTACACCTAAATCTAATAACGCTGCACCGAATGTTGCAGCTCCTTCGAATGTTTTTATAATACCTGATGGTATAGCTGCTGCCATAGACAGCGCCCAATTTGGTTCCTTGTCAATTTCTTTTAAGGGAGTGTCGTAGGTTAATTTAACCATTGTTAACCTCCTCTAGAATATACTATGTCTTCTATTAATTTTCCGTCAAGGTCTTTAATAACTCTAGTGACTTTACCATCTGGGTAAACAAAGTAGTCACCTTCATTTTCTCCACTTATTACATTAACTCCCTTGTTAACTTGCTCGGTTGTTAATACTGTTGGAACTTTACCAAACGTTTCTTGAACCGTTGTAATAATTGCTTCTGCAGAACCCATTCCACCTTTTCTGTTTTCTTTTAAATTATCAAAGAAATTATTCTTTTTATTTTTGTAATCTATTAAAGCTATTTGTTGTGCAAAGTTAGCTCCTAGTTTTTTCTCCATTAAATCTATTTGTTCTTTAGATCTCTTACCTGCAATGTAATCGTTAATTGCTAATGCAATTGCAGTTTGATCTCCTTTTTCAATTCCTTCTTTAACTCTTTCAGTTTTACTTGGTCTTGAAGTTGCAAACGCTGCTACTTCAGCTCCTGATGAGCCAACAGTTGCACCTTCTCTTTGTGAGCCTTCAAAGAATTTTAACAAGTAATCTGATGCATCTTGTATTCTTGCATCTTTTAATTTTTTCTCATTACCCTCACCTAATAATTCTTTAAACAATTCTGCGTTTTCTCTCATCAATGTTTTAGGATCTATCTCTGTAGTTTCCTCTTGATTATTATTGTTAGTTGTTTTTTTCTTTTCTTCAGGATCTTCTCTAGTTGTCATACCTAACTCTGCAGGACCTCTTGGAACTGATGACGTATCATAAGCCTCAGATGCTTTTAATGTTTCAGTTACATCTCCTTTAAGAAGATTTGCAAGAGGACGTTTACTTGTAATTCTTTTTGATTTATCTCCTGGAATTAAACCTTCATTAGCAAAACTTAATAAATCCACATCATAAACGGATTTTCCAGTAAATTTTCCATCTTTATTAAAGTTATCTTTATTACTTCCTTGAGCTTCACTAAATATACTTTCATAAGTATAATCTTCTTTTAAGTTTCCTTCACTATCAAACATTTGATTTAATAATGCTGGAGCAAAACCTTCTGTTTTTCTGCCATCAGGAAAATATTGTTTTATAAAATCGCTATAATCTTGTGGCTTATATAAATCACCACCTAAAACTATATCACCTGATTGATAACCAACTCTACCACCTGTAGCGTATTTAGGCTCATCCATTAATCCAGATGTAATCCCCGTTCCACGGCTATCTACCGCGCCACCTCTAAACATTGGTCGTCTTAAAATTTTACTCATTATCCAAATAATCCTAATTTACCAGCGATACCACCAATACCTGCCGCGCCACCTAAGAATTGTGACATAGGACTAGCTGGTGCTGCTGGTGGTGCATAACCTACAGTTTGTGTAGGGAACGCGCCTGGTTGAATTTGTGCAAGTTGTTGACCAACTAAACCTAATTGTGTGAATGGTTGAAACTCTGCCTCTCTTGCTGCGATTTGTGATGCATCAAATTGAGCTTGTTGTACAGCTTGTTGTGCTTGACCTAATTGACTTTGATAAGCACCAAGTCCTTGTTCTGCTGCAAGATCTGCCGCTGCTGCTTGTTGTGCTTGTTGAAATCCTTGTGCTAGTAATTGTGCCTGTAAGTTTGCTCTATTAGTTTGAGCTCCCCTTGCTGCTTCTGCTGCCATAACGCCTTCTCTTCCACCACCATATGCTCCAGCTGCAATCGCTTGATCTCTTTGTGCTGTATCTGCAATTGCTTGTTGTCTGTCAAATTCTGCTAATGTTGTATCAATAACCTCTTGTTGATACGGAGACATATAAGCTTTGTAGGCATCGGGTCCTGTCAAAGCTCCTAATTCAGCTGCTCGTTTTGCAGCATCTGTTTGTAAAGCTACTTGTCCTGCAACTTTTGGATCATAAACAGATGTATCAATACCTCTATATATTTGTGTTTTCTTACCTGTGTCCGGATCTGTAACCGTTGTAAATTTACTTGGGTCTAATCTAGGGTCAAGTGCACCACCACCTAATTTATCTATTTGACTTAAAAAGGCTGTAAGCGAACCTTCTAATATCGGTGCTGGTTTTGTTATCGTTACTGTTTCTTCTGCCATTATGCTTTAGCCTCCAAACTATTCATTAAATTGTACATTCTTTTTGCACCTTTGTTAACACTACCACCACCCGCTGCTCTAACTGCATCGGCAGTCATTACAAATTCGTTTTTAGAAAGTCTTGCAGGTACATCATCTGCTCTTTCTTTTTTACCTATTGGCACGAAGCCACCTTTTCTTAAATCCATTTCTTTACCACCAAGATCCATCATACCACCATCTTTCATACCTTGACCAGCTTGTTGTAAAGCGTCTAAACGACCTCTTAAAACTGAATTCATATTTAATGGTTGTAAACCAAATGCAGGTTGTACCGCCAGAAGACCTTGTCTTTGTTCAGCTCCTAATCTATTTCTTATGTTTGTTAATTTATTTTCAGCTATATTTACTCCTTGTTCCAATTCATTTAATCTAGGAAAAACAGCTTGTTGTAAGCCAGGAGCAAAAGCAGGTCGTCCTAAAAACATAGGAGCGTTTTGTATTGCTTGTGGTTGTTGAACTAATTTTTGAAATGCACTTGTTGTTCCACCTTCTTGAAGACCAATTCTACCACCGTCTTTAGCTTCTTGAACTAATGTATCAAAACCTTCAATATCAAATTGATCTCTTTTAGGAGCCGGAACTTTATCATCTCTTAGTGATTTATCTTTTAAACCCATACCACCTAATTCTTCTTGTCCTGGAAAAATACCCATATCTGTAGTTCTATCAAAATCTTTTTGATAATGTTCTTTCCAAAAATCTTGTTGATCTTCTGGTAAACTTTGAAACCATTCTGCTTGACTATTTTTAGCCTTTTCATATGTTTCAGTTAATTTTAAAATATCTACACCTTTGTCATTAGCTTTAACTATTAATTCTTCTATCATTCCAATACTCCACGGACTTAAATGATACATTTTATCTGAATTAATCATTTCGTTAAGATCTATAATTTTTTCCTCTACTTCTTTTTCGTAATACTCTTTGCTTCCAAAACCTGTTTCTCCTCCTGTTTCGTCAGCAATTAACATAATACCTTCTTTAATATCTCCACCTTCTTCCATTTTAACTCTACCACCAGATTTCATACCGGACTTAATCATTCTTTTAAATTCTTGAAACGACATTGGTTTTGCATCTGGTCTTTGTTCCATTAAATCAAATACGTATTTATTGTATTCTTCTACTAACAAAGGATCCTCTCTAGAAGCTTGCATTATTCCTTCTTTACCTTTTTCTTCTATTTCTTCTGTAACATTTTCAATAGCTTCATCAATACCACCAAATTTAAATCCTACTCTACCACCTGTTTTGTATCCTGCTGCGTAAATTGCATCTTCAATTTCTTCTTCGGTTGCACCTTGTGCCTCCATAGCTCTTCTAATTGCAAATGCTCTTTGTGCATCTGATGCTGCATCTGCTTCTGATTCCTCTTCCATCATTCGATCATATTCATCTTGATCTCTTTTAGCTTGTGCAAACATTAGATCACCAACACCTTGTGCAACTGGTGCTGTAAATTTTGTTAAACCTGGTTTAGTCATAAAGTCAGAAGCTTTTTGTAAACCAGTTAAAACTTGTCCACCTGCACTTTCTGCTCCAAATTTTCCTATGCCTCTAGCTGTAAAGTCTGCAAAACTTCCTGCTCCTTCAGACACAACTCTCTCAGCACCAAATCCAGGTAATCTCGTAGTAACATCTCTTAAAACAGGTCCTTCCATTGGTGCACTCATTGAAAAATCTGGAACTTTACCTTTTGCAATTAAATCACCTCTAGCAGTTGTAGTTCCAGTTCCTGGCGCAGTCATAGCACCTGACAACGCTCCAAGTCCCGCTGATAATAAATTAATATCACCTTCGTTACCCTCTTGAGATAGTTGTCCTAAAATATTTAAACCACCACCCATCAAAGCTCTTTGAGCCATACCTGCTCCCATTATACCTGTTGGTAATAAATAAGGTGCAAACGCTGCAGCAAAAGGTAATGCTGGTTTGATTTCATTTGGTATTATTTTATCTAATACCTTCGATACTGGTTTGAATATTTTTTTAAAAAATCCCATAGTTTCTCTTTATATTGTCAATATTGAAGCAAGTTCGCAAAGCTTGTAAAAAGGCGAGTGTATCACAATTTACTAGGTTTTTATACATTCGTCAACGACCTATAAATTAGTTTTATTACCCAAAGGTAGGCCCTGAATCTTAACGTGTACGCTTCTAGATATATCATCCTGCGTAGTATCAGTTACTGGGCTATCTACGTCCTCTTGAGCCTCTGCATCTGACATATATTCTCGGCCTGTTTTTAGGTGTTTTATAGTCACTTCTACACGGGGTTTATAAACCTTGACTGGTTTGCCGTCTATTACGTGATCTTCAAAGTGTTCTTCTTGCTCTACAAATGGCATTATCTGTCCTCCCTATTTATTTCTAATACTGATGCAATAACATCTACTGCACCACTACTTGCTTGTACCTTTAATATTTCACTTTCTTTCATAATTAAAGGTTCACTCAATACTTGTTCTTTTTGATTAGCAGCTAAATTAACATCATTATCTACCACAAAACTAGCTGCAGCCGCATCTACTAAGGTTACTTTAACAACTGCTGTGCTACCGGCGTCCTCTGCTACATTTAAAGATTTTACAATAGCTCTAGAGTTTGATGGCACTGTATATAGTGTCGTTAAATCTGTATTTGTTAAACTTGTTTTTTCGTTTTTATATATATTTGCCATTAACCTAATCCTAACCAGGTAAATCTCTCCTGGTCCTCTTTTTGTTGTGTTAGATATGTTGAATTTAATTGTTCTATTAATATAGACAACGCTCTGTTTATCTGTCTCTGGTTATCCTCACTATATTCTTTTTTAGGTTCTGGTAATCTTACAACTATTTTTGCCATTAGCCTCTTCTTCCGTCTGGTTGTAGGTCCACCTGAAACGTACCAAATCTCCACGATTCGCCGGCTCCTGTATTTTCTATTTTAATATTTGCATAACGTCCTCTTGCACGTGTGTCAACTTTAGTTGTGCTAGATGTAATTGTGAAAGGACTTAAATTTGTAGCTGTACTATTATCAGCTGGAAAATCTTTTACAGATATAGTTACTTGGTTATTGCCTGTTAATACTTTAAAGTTAGGCAAGAATCTACGCATAGCTAAAAACACTTCACTCTGATCTTTTTGTAAAGAAAAACTAAAAGACTCAACAAAAGATGTTAGAGCTGTTGTGCTACCATCTGGATTAATTTGATCGGTTCCTATTTCGTGTTCAAAAAATACAGTTTGTCCTAAACCTGTTTCACCTTGAATAACAGGAAACGTTCCTGTGTTAGAACTATTATATGCTGTAGCATATGGTTTTGGATATACTAATGAGTCAATCCAAGTTGTTCTTATAGAATTTGTATTTGTACCTGTATACCAATTACCCATAGGTAATTGTGCATTATTTTGTCCATAGTTATAAACTACATATCGATCATTAAATGTAGAATTAGCAGTGGGATACCACCATACTACTTCTGTAAATAGATTATTAATGCCTGCACATACTTGTTGTCCTTTTGTAGTATCAATGTCATCATAAACATAATCTTCAACAGAACAAGGAAGAGTATTAACTGTACCATCAAAAGAAAAGAAACCATTATTACCCATCCAGTATGCAACACCATCAATTTCAATTGCTGCATTTTTACCAATCAATCCACAGTTAGTACCTACTTGTTCAAAACCAAATGTAAATGGAGCACCAACAAACTTCATTGCATACAATGCATTATCAGTCCACACTAGAATATTTTCTTTAGCAACCAAAGCACCCATAATTTTTGTGCCATCTTGTAATCTTTGTAAACCTGCAGTGTTGGTAGCTTCGGGTGTATAGTTGTTTATGTCTTCATCAACAGAGAATCTTATAAGCATATCATCCTGTGTTGTAGATGAGCCTATAGTATCTTCTGTTCCAAAGTGAATTAAGTGACGTGTTGTTGGTGATATCAATGTAACTCTAGTTGCTGTTGGATTATTTGTTGTTGCAAATCCAGCTGTGTTTGTTGCTGCTCTAACTCCTGTTGGATTAGCAGCTCCTGCATTCCAAGTAAATGTTTTACCATTTGCAATTGTTGCAACTAACACTTCACCAAAATTACTTAATGACCAAAGACCTGGCTCAAGAGTTACTGTTGATGCCTGCACAGCACTACCAAATCCTGTAAACTCAGTTGCATTTTGCACCGTTGCATTTGTAGAATGAGCTTGTCCGTTTGAAGTACCAGGAGTTGCTGTTCCATTTGTACCTCTAGTAATACCTAAAAATTGTGTAGAACTTTTTGACGTGTATGTAATTAATTCATTTGCTATTGCAATCGTTCCTGCGGTAGGAAAACCAGTTGTTGAGTCTACTGTAACCGCGGTCCCCGATCCACCTGTACCAGCAGTATCCGCGTTTAACGATCCATCTAATTCTGTTTGTACAACACCGGTAATTGTACCACCATAGTTTCCAATACCAAATCCATAACCATAAGATTGTGCGGCAGGACCTACCACCTCGTAAGGAGTAATAGTTACCGAACCACCACTGGATGCAGAACCTGCAGTAGCTGCTTGTATAGTTAGAGTTGTAGAAGTTGGAACTGATAAAACTTGAAAGTTTATATCATCAAAAGTTGCTGTGGTTACACCCGTTGTACCACCTGGTAAAGTTGTTGAGCTTAATCTTACTATATCTCCAACAGCAATCCCGTGGTCCGCTGATGTTGTTAAAGTTACAGTTGTTGTTCCGTTAAAAGTAAAAGTTGCACCGGTAATTGCAGTTTGAAGAGGAGTTATATCAAATAGCTGACCTTCAAAATATAAAAGTAAAAATTTATCTGTACCAATAGCTACATATCTATTGCCATCAGTATCAACAAATGCGTGTTGTTTTCTTGCTACACCTACGATTGTATCTGTTATAAGAGATTGCCAACCACCAACTTTTTCTGGTAAGCCATATCTAAATCTTACATTATCTGAGTCAACCCAACGACCTTCTGCTCCGACTGATGTATCTTGTTTGTCGATTCCAGGAGCAAACTTAATTTTCGTAAGCATCTATTACTCCTATGATGTTTGGTTGTATACGTATTGCCAACCTTTGGTTGCGTTAGTGTATCTTAATTTAATCGATTGATTATTTGTAGTTAATTCTAAATTAGATGCAGCACCTCTAATTGGTTGACTGTTTCTGTTTACTGTTACTTTGTTAGTAGCAAAACCTCCACTTGGAGATACATCCATAATACTAACTTCATCACCCATAGCAGGAGACGCAGGTAATGTAATCGTAACTTGAGCTGCTTGTGTATCTATTAATAAGTTATCACCAGCTACTGCAGTGTATGCAGTAATAGAACTAGATGTAATTGCAAAGTTACCTTTTTGTAAAATATCTAATCTTGCATCTGTTCCATCAGAATGAATCAACATAGTTGCTCCGACAGGAACAGCTATTGGATTTGAAGATCCAGCTGTTTTAATACTTAGTGTATATTTATTTGCTGTAGTTCTAGTTGTTGCATCTTGAACAATATAAACTCTAGTTGCTGTACCACCTGTTGTTGATGCAGGTATAATTAAACTAACATTGGCAGTCATTGTGCCAGTAAGTTTTAAATAAAGATTTTTACCATCAGATGTTGCACCATCAGATAAAAGTAAAGTTTTATCAGAGCTGGCTGTCATTGGTACATCGACTACACCTGTTGCTGATTGTTGTAATATTTGTAAATTAGTATTTGTAATAGTTCCCCATAGACCAGCTTTTTCACCGGTTGCTACAAGTTCTAATGCTAAATCTGTTGAAAATGTTGATGCCATATATTATCCGTACGGTTTAATTGGTGTCCAAACCATTGTTGCTCCTGGTACAATTTCGTTCCAAGTAATAACACCCGGTTCGCCTGTTCTTAAAGTCATAGCGTTAGCCGGTGCTTCTATACTCGCAGTTCCAACAATTGTAACAGATCCAGATCTTATAATCAAGTTGTTTCCAGATGCTGTAACATTAGCAGCTCCTGACACTGTAACGTTCCCCGTTCCTAAAACCAATGGTGTTTTAGGT